TCAGTCTTCGGTTTTCAAGGTGCCAACGCGCCGCCGAACATCGTTGACGGCGTAGATGGCATCCACCACTCGGCAATCTCCAGCCAGACGGTCGAGGTCATCCGACACCTTCCTGATGGCGTCCCAAATGGCATAGAAGGCATCCGTCGCCATGTCGGCTCGCGCTCTGTCAGCCGGCGCCACATCCAGCTCCAGATAGGTATTCTCGAAAGCAAACAGGATGGCCTCCACCTTTGCGATGTCGAAAATTGCCTCGTTCAGATTTCTGTTCATTTTCTTTACTCCTTCGTGATGTATTGGCACTCGTACACCGGGGTAAAGACTTCATTCATAGCGGCACTGTCGGCTGCTCTCATGGGTGGGGAGTTGTTACGGGCCCTGTGCGAGCGTCGAGAGCAACGTCCGTGCCTCTTTTTGCTTTCCGCTTCTGTATTTACTTTGCAGCGTGAGCCGTCACGAATCGGCCCAGCATTTCTCTCGCGTCCTCCACCCTGCCGGCGGCGCAGACGTCGAAGATGTACGCGCAGTCCTTGGCCGACATGATATGCTCTGGCAGCGTGTCGTCGCGGATCGTGTCGAGGAACAGCTCCTCGCGCTCATGGAGCGTAAGGCCCGTCTCCCAGACTACGCGGCATATCTGCTTTGCGAGGCGATCCTCAATGACCGGCTCAGCGTACACGCCGCTCGTGGCGAAGTAGAACGTCAGCATTCCCAGCTTCAGGGCATCGGTGTATCGCTTCTCGCTCTCAAGGATCTCAGCCATCTCCATCAGCCATTCGACAGCCTGTGCGATCTGGCCGGCGCGGATGCAGTCGTTGTACTGTCGTGCGGCGGCCTCGTAGCCACCGTGCTCGCCTGTTGTCATAGTCATTCCCTCCGTTATCAAAGAGGCCAAAAGCGTTCGCAAAGCCTCTGTATTTGTGATTATACCACCAGTAAATGTGATTGTGAAGTCAGGACACCGTCAGAAATCTCCAGAAACCGTCTGTAACGTGTCCGTTTCGCTTCCGTGGGTGTGTGGGTGGGTATCTGCAAAATCGTCGTACGCGGCCTCTACGCCGTTTTTACGCAGGCCGTCTATGATGGCCTCTTCCGACGGAAAGAAACGGAGAGCTGCCGACTCGTTTCCGTTGATACGCACCGACAGCTCTCCAGTATCAGGCCACGAAAACCGTAGCTCACTTTTCATCAGGGTCGTCCATCACGCACTGCTCCCCGTTGGGAAACATCTGATTTCCGATGCGATTGTACTCCTCGAAAATCTTGTCGAACGCCTCCTGCCATACCTCGTCGTGGTCGTGCTCAATGCCGACCGCCACATGGGCGAGTTCATGCGCAAGGATCTCAACCGCGTCCGCAACCTCAAGGCTCGGCTTGACGAAGACGGCAACAGAACCATCGTCGGCAAAGTCGGTCAGGCCATACACCGGCTTGCCGTCCTCTTCGTCGCGGATCTGCGGCTCCCAGTAGATCTCGCACTCCTTGTCGGGGTACAGCTTCTTGAACGCTCCCCAGACCATAGCGAACATATCGTTCTGGAACGGCGCAATCAGCCGGTCTTTCAGATCCATCGGAGAGAGCCGCGTCTCCTCGTACATCCGCAGGCGCTCTCTGGTCTCTGCGAAGGCCCACGCCATCGTGTAGAGCAGGGCAACCACGCCCTCAATCGTATCAATGCCGTCGAACAGCCACTCAGAGGTCGCACACGAAAGCTCCAAATCGTCTTTGAGGCGTACGTTCTCCAAGGTTTCGGGGCTGTACTTCTGCAGAATGTCCCGCGTCACGTTGCTCAGGGTCGCGTCTGAGAAGTCAGGCGCCGGCCCATAGCCGCGGACGTAAACCTCTTCGTCCTTGATGAACACCAAGTTCAGCGCCGCCTCCACATTGTCCTGCGGGTCGTCGGTCACAATGGGCACATACTTTTTCATTTCGCTTCCTCCTTCTCCTGCTCCCAGCGCAGGAACTCAACGCTTCCGATGACCCACTTCAGGGTCTTCCCGCCGTACATTTTCTGCAACTGCTCAAGCACGTTTTCGGGGACGCTGAAGCTGTCGCAGACGCAGACCGCCGGCACCTCGCCTCGGCTGTTGCGTACCAGCACCAGATCATCCTTCTTCAAGTCTCTCTCCTCGGGTACTCCGAAAAGGTAGTGCTGCGCATCGTTCAGGTGATGCACGATGACGATTTTCATTTGAAATCACCTCCTTCGTCGCGGATCAAGCCCTGCATACGGGCCGCAGACAGCAGCTCTCCGAGCACCGCCTGCATCTTCCGAGGCCGCTCCTCTTCGCTGGCACGGTTTGCCTCCGCAGCCCGCCACGCCAGTTGGCTCAGCACCCCTCTCAGGTGGATCATCCGGTCGTGGTCTTCCTTGGCAGAGGCCGCCATTCGCAAAGCCTCCGCCATGTCCTCGTTGTTCCGTCTGGCCGTGTCGTAACGGGTAATGCCCGTCTCCTGATAGTTCTGGAACGCCGTGTCAGCCTTGTGCTGATACCGCTCTGCCAGCTCCATCAATTTCTTTTTGTCCATGTCTTGCTCCTTTCTACACCGCCACCATGTCCAACAGGGCGGCCATTGTCGTGATGGTGTCGCCCACTTTGGCGACGTATTCGGGGAAGTTGGCCCTTGCAACAGCCGCAGCCATCGGCGGGCAAACGGCGTTGCCACAGCGGGCGACCTGTTCGTTCTTCGGGTACGGGTTGCCCATATAATCGCGGTCGATGATGTAATCGGGTGGGAACCCCATCGCATTGTAAAGCTCTCTCGGGGAGAGCATCCGCAGGCCGATGTCTGCGATGAAGTAGAGCGTCCCGCCGATGCTCAGAAGCAGCAGGTCGTCATCGGCCAGCTTATAACCGCAGTAGCGGTTCAGCAGTTCGCGGGTCAGCGGCCAGCGATACAGATTCTCGTCCGGGCCAGCCTTGCAAAGCAGCGTGTCGCAGAGGGCGAAGGTTCCTCCGCCGCAAGCCTTTTTCTGGCCCGCGCCTGCCGTTACGGTCTGCATCGGTTCTGCAGGGCTGCTTCCCAAGTTGTCTCCCTTGAACTTCACCACATGGGCCGCGCACACCGCATTGTGGTCGATGGCCGTCACCGTCGGAAGCGGCTCTTCCATCTTCTCGCCGACCACACCGCTGTAATACTTCACAAGATTTGCACAGGTCAGGCCGTAGCGGTTCGAGGCATCCACGGTGGGGATCGGAGCGCCGAGGCCAGAGGCTCGGACGTTTTCTGTCTGCTCGGTATGGTACTGAATGAGCGAGGGCGCCACGATACCGCCCGTATGCTTGGCGGTAATGGTTTTGTATGGGCCACGCACATCAGCGACGTGGCCGCCTCCTGCGTGATTACATTCGGCCAGATATGGGGTTACAAGCATCTGGTTCCCTGCTGTCGTCACGGTATGTACCGGATCACCGGCAGGCGCTCCGACGCTGTTGCTGGTGTTCGTCGCCGTGAACGGCACCAGCACCGGCTTGCAGAGGTTGTGCTTGCCGCTCCCGACCACCGTAGGCAGCGGTTCCTCGATGTCGTGTACCCGTGGAGCCTGTCCCTTTCGTTCTCCATAGCCGGTCGGGACGATATACGGCTGGCCGCTCTTGATGGTGAATTTATCCACGCCGCGGATGATGCGCCGCATGGTGTTGTCCGCCAAAGGCCGCACCGCCTTCAAATTGTACCGCTCCTTGATTTCCTCCTTGGTGTCGAAGATGGACGGGCAAGGTAGGCTCCAGTCGATGATTTCCGCCGCGCTGCGCCACGGTTTCAGCCCGCCGCTCTTCACGGCTTCGCTGTCCCGCGGAGCGTGGGTCGGTTCGGGCCACACAATGGGCTTTCCGTCGCAACGGGCAATCAGGACAAACCGTTTGCGGCTGGTCGGTGCTCCATAATCAGCCGCCACCAGCTCACGCCATTCGACCTCGTAGCCGAGATCTCGAAGCTGGCCGATGAACTTTCTGAACGTCGTGCCTGCCAGCTTCTTTACAGGCTTGCCCTTTCTGACCGGCCCCCATGTTTGGAACTCTTCGACATTTTCGAGGAAAATCACTCGCGGCCGCACCAGAGCGGCCCATCTCAGGGTGATCCACGCAAGACCACGGATTTTCTTATCAACGAGAGCCGCGCCCTTGGCCTTGCTGAAATGCTTGCAGTCGGGCGAGAACCACGCACCGCCCACGGGACGCCCACGGCATACGTCACGCGGGTCTACATCCCAGACGGACGCCTGATAATGCTCCGTGTACGGGTGGTTCGTCTTGTGCATCAGGATCGCCGCAGGGTCGTGGTTGATGGCCGCCGCCACCGTAATGCCGAGGCCGACCTCCATGCCCGTCGATGCACCACCGCCTCCCGCAAAGCTGTCAACGAAGATTTCGTCGTCGATGCCGATTTGTGCGCAATTTCTCATATCTTCCACTCCCCCTCATGCGGCTGAAGGAACCGGAAGGTCGCCGAGAGCTGCATGTCGTTGTTTTCTTCTTCCTGCCTCTCGTAAACGACAGCGTCGTGTTCCATCACATACTCCGCGATGTTGTGCGCAATCTCCGCTCGGAGCATCTTCTCCATTTCGGCCTCGTGCGTTCTGGTAAAGGCAGGCACGATCTTCACCGTCCTGACCGTCTGGATGTCGTAATGGAGGACCTGCGCGATGGGCGCAGGAAACATCGCCTCTGCGCGTGTCAGGCCGCCGAGCGCATGGATGATTTTTGTCTTCAGCCTGTCAATCCATTTCATGTGCGGCCTCCTTCATCAGCTTCCCGTTCTGAACTCGGTATGCTTTGTCATCCCAATACTCAGTCGCGCCGACCTTGCGGGTGTCGTTCCCGTAAAACTTCTTCCACGACGGCAAGCTGTCGTTCACGGCATCGAAATGCAGGCCCCATCTGGCGCAGGCTTCGAGCGCGTTCTCAAGCAGTTCTCCCTCTCGGCACGTCCAGAGAATGAGGCCCGCTCCGGCGATTTGCTCTGCCGCTGCTGCGACGATAATCTCCCAGTTTGGAGCGCCGATGTCCGGGTATGCGTTTGCGCAGAGGCAGCCGTCAAAGTCGATGGCTATTGCCTTCGGCAACGTCTGCGCATACTGCTTCCGACGCTCTGCGTCGTCTGCCTGCATCTGTTTCAGCACCTCCTTTGCCAGTTTCGTCGTGCATCCTCTGCCCTCTCTTAATTTCTCCAGCGGGCAACCCCTGCAGTTCAGCTCAGCACAGCACCTCAGCGTCTTCACGATAACCCCTCGTCTCATGCCAGCGCCTCCTCTCTGCCGATCTGCTGGAACTTGTAGACGAAGACCCACGGGTTCGCATACCATCCCAACTCGTCGAGTTGGTCTGCAGAGATGGTGCTGTTCCAGAGATCCCGAAAATCCATGCGCATGGCTCTGTACGGCTGGTTCCGGTCAATGCCTTCAGCCTTCAACCCGCCGCCGTTGATGTCTCCGAGCCTCTCCACGGAAACGTCCACGATTTTCAGGAATGTCCTCGCCGCCTCTTTTGGCATGAAAATCGAGGGGTTCCACTTGGGGTCGGTACTCCACTTAGCGATAAACTGGTCAAACGCCTCTCTGGATTCCGAGTCGGAGCATCCGCCGGGGAACTGGATTTTCCCGAGCGGGCCACCTGCTCGGAACTCGATCTTTGCATCCGCCTCGAAGCGGTGCGCAGACTGGACACGCCATGTCTCTCTGATATAGAGCACGTCGCCGAACCAGAACTTCGGCTTGACGGTCTCCGCCCAGTCGCAGAAGACGCCGCCGGCCCCGTTGTTTCCGCACATCAGGTCGAACGTCCGGTTCTCTTCATCGCAGTCGAGGACGAACCGTGCACCTTCAGGCTGTGGGAGAACTACGCGCCGTGTCTCGGTCTTTTCACCGGCCATAATTTTCTGCACCATTGACGTGTTGAACAGGATCGGTTTCAGTTTCGCCACTTGCTATCCCTCCTTCTTGTAAAGCGGGTCATCCTTGCCGAGCACGGGGTAGTCTACCTGCCCGCCTTTTTTGATGACAACCCGATATTTTTTGTTGATCCCCCGCCGTGCCCGGTTTGCCAAAGCGTAAAAGCTGTCGAGGCTGGCACACCCGAGGGCCTTCCGACACTCGGCCGCGTTGCCTCTGGTCAGCAGCTCGCCGCTGTATCGGTCATAGATTTCGTAGTAATTCATCGCTCCACCTTCTCAACGCTGCCCATCGGCACCAGCCGTTTCTTGTTCTCGGCGTAGTAGACGATGGCGAACGGCTTCGGATTGGTTGAGCTGCATCGGAATCCGCTCCTTCCGTACGGCGGTTCGTTCCATTCGCAGAACAATTCCGTGCAGAGCCATGTCACGCCGACGAAGACTCCGGTGAACAAAGCTGTTTTCGTGACGAACTTCTCGCAGGACTCGTAATCTTCAATCTCCTCGCCCTCCGTTGCGTCTTTCCTCCACAGTAGCGCCTTTCCTGCGTCTCCGTTGTCGATCTCGAAGTGATTGCCGCTCGGTCTGATGTATGCGCTGCATGATACTCGATCTCCGAGCCGCAGCTTCGACATTTCAGTCGTACTCGTAGTCACCCAGTTTCACCTCCGTTTCGCAGTCGGGGCATTCGACGTAGCCCCAGTCGTCGCCCCAGCACTCAGGGACATCGAGTTCTCGCCACGGAACCGTGACTTCTCTGCCACAGTGCGGGCAAGTAAATGTGACCGATACCGGCTTCACGTCGATGTGGAAGCCTACCGCTTTGTTCATGGCCGCGCCTCCTTTCTCTGTGGTATTTTGAATTAGCCAAGCGGCAACCAGAGGGTAGAGCAAGGCTCTACATCCTCTGGAGCATCACGCAATGATGAAAGTATTGCCGTCCTCGGCTGGAATCGCTCTATTCGGGTCTTACATCGGCTTTCTGATCTTGACGATGCGGGTAACGACATCTGTGCCACTTTCGCGGAACGCCCCCGGCTCCAGCTTGATCGTCTGAGCATACACGCTGCCGAGGAAGTCTCTGAACTCTACGGACTTCTTATCGCTGCGGAAGAACGTGCTCTCGCACATGATTGCAACCAGAACGCCGCCGGCGTCCAGCAGGTCATAGGCGTGGCGCACATGGTCGATGTCCTGATGGCGCGTAAAGGGCGGGTTCATCACGACGCGGTTGATAGCGCCGATTTCCTTCTTCGTCACGTCCAGAAAATCGCGGTAGCTCACGCCATAGGGCTTCTCGGACAGATACCGCTTCATGTCGGTGTTCAGCTCGATACAGCACATGCCGGCGGGCAAATGCTCCCAAATGACATCCGCCAGTTGGCCGTTGCCGCAGGACGGCTCCAGTACCTCGGATGCGCTGTCGATCTCGGCCATCTCGCACATTCGCTCGGCGACGGCGCGGGGCGTCGGGAAGAACTGATACTCGCGCTTCAGGTCTTTCACTTCCTGCGTGAGCATGACGTTCTCCAGCATCTCCGCCACATCGTCATCCTTGGCGAAGACGTGAGCCTTTGCCTTCCGGTTCCACTTGCCGCCCATATTCTCCAGAACTTTGTTGACCTCCGTGTAAGTCTTGCGGTCAAGCTGAACGCTCGGCAGGTAAAGCAGGTTTCCGTCCGCTCTGCACTCACCCAGCACATTCAGCACATTCTCAGGAATCTTTGCCATTTGTTTCGTCCTCCTTATTTTTCACCGGCCGCGCTCCGATGAACTCCTCGGCCAGTTGTTGATACTCTTCTGGCGTGATATAACTCAAGGCGGATGCCTCCGCCATGAACCCTGATTACTTCCGTGCGGACTGGGCTGCGGAGCAAGCGGACATCACCAGATTGTAGAGGCTCCTGTCCTCCTTTTCCTTCGCTTCCGAACGGAGCTTGTTGGCTCTGCCGCGGTCTCCCTTCAGCCACGCCATCGCCATATACTTGACGTCTGTGACTTTCTTGGTCCAGACGCCTGCCTTCTTCACGCCGATGATGCCTTCGTCCATACAGATCGTGATATACTCCAGCAGCAGGGAGCAGCCGTCCACCGCTTCCTCGATCTTGTGGATTCTATCCTCATACGCCACCACGAAGTTCGTGTTGTTGGCGCGATGGATGTCCGTCAGGATCTTTTTCGCGGTTTCGCGCATATCCTCTCCATACATTCGGAAGGTGCTCTTTGTGAAGCCCTCCTTGTCCTTGGTGTCAAGGACGTGTACGACCTCTTGGCAGACCATCTTGACATCGCAGATGTCGTCGAGCTCGGCAACCCGTGTGATAATTGCTCGAACGTCGGCCTTGCTGATGTCGCCGGAGACAACTCTCGTCGCCTGCTTGGTGTACTTCAGAAGCTCCCTTGCTCTGTTGCCAAGCAGAAACTCCTTATCGGCCATGTCTGCACTTCCTTTCCAGGCATTGCCCGTTTAATACGGCGGCCAGATCTTCAGGCTCGCCGATGAAAATGCAGCAGTCGCTCTTGACGGTCAGCGTCCCATAATTTTGAGCGTGGGTCATACCGCAGATGACAAGATCGGTGCTGCGTCTGAGGCCGCACGGAGGCGTGATCGCTGAGAACAGGTTCCCGATGATGCAGGAAATTTCATCAGCGGGGCGCGAGAAAATGATTTCCTCTGCCATCAGAACTCGATCCTGCCCAGCGATGCGTTCCATACGCCGGTCACGTTGACCGCACTCAGGTCGGTGAAGCCGACGCTGAACGGATTTTTCGTGATCTCCGTGCCGTACTTCAGCTCGATTGCCTTTACGGCTGCATCAACAGCCGCGATGGAAGCGCGGATGTCGCCGTGAGCGGAAGCATTTTCGTTGTGCGCCGCCACATCCTGATCGACGAGATCGTCGGTCTGTTTCCTCGTGTAAGCATCAACGTCGGGGCGCTGAGATGCGGTCAGTTTGCCGTTCGCGTCCAGCGTTGCGAGCCCACTCGGCGTACCGACCTGTTCGGTGGTCAGATACTTGCTGTCATCGGTCTGAGCCTGACCGACATTTACGGTTCCATAAGCCATATCGTCCGGTTACTCCTTTCCCTGATTCAGCCAGTATTCCGCGGAAATAGCGGCGGCCGGAGCGGTCTTCGCCCATACGCGGATCTTCCCCGCCAACGTCTGGTTGGTCGGAGACATCCCGCAGGCGATAGCCGCTGCCTGACTGTTCGGCGCAATGGCAATGTCAACACGGTCTTTCGCCGTGATTCCCGCCACAACGATGTCGCAATAACTCGGATAATCTTCCGAGTTCTCGTCGATTCCCCAGCCGGTAGTCGGAATCGTGATTGCCTTCGTGTTCTGCTTGTCGGCCTTCACGTCCTCCATTTCCTGCATCGCTTCCGTCACGGTCTGCGCCAGATTGGCTACCAGGCCGTTCGTAAAGCTCTTCGCCGCTTCCGCACAGGCTTTCAGATGGTTCAGGTATGTCAATTTACCCATGCGTTACTACCTCCAAGATGGATAATCACGGGGCGAGGGTTTTGCCCTCGCCCCTTTTCAGTCTACGCTGTGATTACGCTCAGACGGTGGCGGCAAAGACCTCGTTCAGCATCTCGGTCACCTCAGTGTCGGTGGCGATAGTGCCATGCACGACATCAGAGGGTTCGGTGTAAACCTTGGTGTCAACGCCGTTGATCTTGACGTTGCCGTTGGTCTCGGACGCCTCGACCTTGGTGGCACCCTCAGCCACGTCGCCGAGCTTGGTGCCCTCGGCGTCGGTCATCAGACGCTTGCCAGCCTCAGCGGCAACGAAGTCAGCCGCCTTCTTGCCGGAGTCCTTGAGGTTGCCGTCAGCGTCCAGAGCAGCGAAGTTACCGGCGGTTGCCTTGGCGACCTTGTCGGCCTTCTTACCCAGACCGGTGTTGACATCGCTCGTCTTGGCGTAATCGGCCAGAGCGGTGTTGATGGCAGCAGTGACCTCGGTGGTCTTGGCGTAGTCACCGATGCTCAGAGCGGCAATCGCCTCGGCGATGTAACCGACGACATCGGTGGCGGTCGCACCTTCGGGCAGAGTACCGACATACTTCTTCAGGTTGGCGATGGCGGTCTTATTCTCAGAGATGCCCTTCGTCAGCTTGGTCGCCTCAGCGCCGTGGGTGGCGGCCCAGTCGATCAACTCCTTGTAAGAGTTGACGACACCGTCATCGCTGACCTTGGTAGAGAAGTCATTGAAGGCGTCGTCGATCATCTTCTTGATGGAGCCTTCGCCCTCACCGGTCAGGGTGTCGAGATCGGCCTGCTTCGCCTTGGCGTCGATGATGGCCTTCAGAGCGGCAGCCAGATCGCTCTCAGCAACCTCGGACTTGTAGGCCAGAGCCGCCAGACCGTGAACGGGAATATCAACGCCGTTGGCGGAGATGGTGCCGTTGGTCTTGCCCTCAGCGATCAGGATGTCGGCGATCTTTTCGGTCAGATCCAGCAGGGTGCCGTTGACCTTGATGCCGGTCAGGACGTTGGGCTCGCCGCCAGCAGCAACGAGGTTATCGACGCGGCCGCTCAGAGCGGTCAAATCAGCCTTCAGAGCGTAGTCGCTCTTCACCTTCTCAGCCAGAGCCTTGAGGGCTGCCAGTTTTACCAGATGGGTGTTGTCGTAAGCCATTGTGTTTTCCTCCTAATGATGATTAAAAATATTTGTTCACCGCAGCATCAGTTCCCGGTTGCCCCAGAATTGAACACTTCGTTAAACATCTCTGCTACTTCCTCGTCGGTCGCAGGCGTACCGCCGAGGGGTTCCAGCTCACCGGCCGCGTTCTTGATCTGATACGGCGTGGACACGCCATCCACGACGACAGAGAGTTTCTGGCCGACGTAAGCTGTGGGGTTGGTCTGCGCGTACTCCTGAGCAGCCTCAAGAGAGGGCCAGATCTCGGTGGGGTCGATGCTGAACGCATCCTGCCGCTTGATCGTCAGCGGGAACTCCATCTTGGCGTAGCTATTCTGGGTGTTAATGACTGCCATATTTCATTCCCTCCTCTCAACCGAGCGTGACTTTCAGGACGGCAGCGTTCTCGTACGGAACGGCCGGCTCGAAAACCCACGCATTGTAGTCCTTCGCGGTGTAGCCGTTTGCGCCTTCGACGGCGACAGTCTTCTTGGTGAAGGTATCGGTCACATCGGCATTCAGCGCAGTCTCGTTGATGACCTTTTTGACACCGGTCTTGCCGGCGATGCAGGCGATCACAACGCGATTCGCACCCGCGGGAACATTGACGGTAATGACGCCGGGAGTGTACGCCTTGCCAGACTTGGTCAGGCCGCGGATGTACGCACTGTCCAGAGCCGGCTTCTCAGCGGTTGCGCCGAAGAAGTAGTTGCGGAACGGCGTGTACGCAGCGGAGTCCTTCGTCTTAGACCCAGCCGCAATCGCAACAGCGGGGTTGGACGCGCCGCCGAGGTTGTCCTCGGCCTGCACACCAGCGCCGTGCGTCGCTGTCACGCGGTACTTCAGGCTTGCCACAGCGTTAGCGCCGCCAGCGTCGCCGATGATGAAGCCGTTGCCGCCGTTGTTGTCGCTGCCAGCAGGCAGGGACGCGGCGGCCACGGATGCCACCTGCTCAGCGCCGCCGTCAGTGATACGCTCAACCTTCCAGTTGGACGCCACAACGCCAGTACCAGTCTTAGGACCGTACTTGTAGGAACCGGGGTTCAGGGACGCAGCCAGATAGGACGCAGTCGCAACCGGAGTACCAGCTTCCACCGCACCCGCACCGCTCAGGCCGAAGCCGTTGATGGACGGGTTCGCCGTGATGGTCGGCTGAAGGGTCTTGGAACCGATCTCCTTCAGGATTGCCATGAAGGACATACCATCCGTCTCCTGTAACTTCGTGCCGTTCTTGTCCTTCGTCCAGTTGCCGATGCGGTCGAAGTCGCCGGCAAGCAGGATGTTTTCGTGGGCGATAACCTTGTCCGCGTCCACGCAGCCGGTGATGGCTTCCCATGCCGTGCCGCTGAAGTAGTACGAGGATTTCTCATACTCCTTCCCGTTGATGACGGTGTTCACCACGAACACATCGCCCTTCTTGATGACCGGCGCGTCGTCAGCGGCGAAGAACGCATCAATGATGCTGCTATCCGACGCAGACTTGTCGGTCTTCGTACCGGTGTAGATGTCACCAGCAACGTCGTCGAGGTCAATCGTGGTGTCGTCCAGCCATTCCATAGCGCCATCGACGAGAACATAGATGTCGTAATGGCCGGTTTTCTCGTTCTTCACGAGATACATCACGTTTTCTTCGGCTTCGTCTGCGCTCGGAATCGCCGCCGCTTTCTGCATGATTGCGTGCTTCGACTTCGAGATAGCCGCCAGATACTCTTTCTTGATACGGGTATGGTAGATGCGCACCTCAGAGCCGAAGACCCGCGGTTTATACTGCTTCCACCACTCCATGAAGCCGTTGAAGTAGCCGCGATGCTCCGACGGAATATCGTCGATGCCGAACTTGATCCAGTTCTCGATGCTGTTATGCACCGCAGATCCTTTGATGGCGGCGTTCTCAAGCGTTCTCTTGCTGATACCGCCGTAGCACTGGTCTTTCAGCGGCTCCATCAGCTTCGACACGCTCGGGATGATGTCGCCGTTCAGCCGGTAGATGTGGCTGGCCTCGTCGAACGTCAGCTCTGGCAGTTCAGGAACCTCAACCGTCATATCCATCTGGAATGTCCTCCTCGCTCGCGGTTCTCCATTCTCCTCCCAGCTTCGGTATCAGGACGCAGAGCGGCAGGTCTTCCAAGCAGTCCTCGCACCACGCCTCACCGTCGATGATGCCGTACTCGTCGCCGGGAATAATCGGCTCTCCGCAGGAGCAGCAGTGCGTCACCGGCGTCGGGTCTGGCGCGTTTGGGCAGCCGCTCAGGCAAGGGCTGTGCATACAGATGTCGCACATAAGTTTCTCCTCCCAATCGCATTGATTCTCTCGCGCATCACATAATCTTCCAGCTCGTTTCTGAACAGCAGAGGCACATACTCCTCGTCCTTGCCGTTCAGGTCTGCCTTGCGGACGGTGTGCTGCATGATGGCGACCATGTCATCCACATCGAACCAGAAGCCGGTCTCGTTCTGGACGTCCACGATGATGTTTCCCAGCTCCTCGGTGTTCAGCTTCGCCGTGTCGATCATGCCAGCACCTCCGCCCATGCGTCCGCGTATTCCATCACCGTGCGGCTGTACGACGTGGTCGTGTAGCCTTTGCTGAAGACGTGCTCCCGAGCTCCGCCCTCGCCGTAGTTGTAACAAATCAAGGCTTTGTGCCAGTCCCCGTACTTCCCATACAGGTCGCTCAGGATGAACACACCAGAGCGGATATTCTGGTACGGGTCGGTCAGATCCGTGACCCCGATTTTCTCAGACAGCCATTCGGAATTGATGCTGTTGATCTGCATATAGCCGTAGCAGCTTCCGTTCGAGGCCGTGGCCGTGAACGAGCTTTCGGCCTGAATGACGCCCAGAGCCACGCTCTGAGGGACGCCGTACTCTTCGCAGACCGTAATCAGGTGGCACTGCAGGTCGAAGTCCAGAGGGATCTCCTCATGCAGATAGCCTTGCTCCAGCAGAGCGGCCTCGATTTTCTCGTTCTCGTCCTCTTCCTCTACGGGTTCCGGTTCCTGAGCAGGCTCGGCCGTCATCTGGACGGGCTGATATGTACTGTCGTGCTCTGCAACCAGCAGAACCGGCTCAGCCTGCAACGCGGGCGGCTGCGGTGTTTGTTCGGGCACCGTTTCGGCTGCCCCCCCTGTCAGGGCTACGATGCTGGCCGTGGTCAGCGCCAGCACGGCCGCTGTGGTCGCCAGCTTGATTCGCAAGATGCGGCGGCGTCTTCTTCGCCGTTCCATTCGGGTCATGATGCTTTGTCCTCCTTCGTTATCTCAGGTGTCACGCAGAACGGGGCCAGATCCAACGGTTTCATCCGCCGAATAGCCTCCGCAAGCTCCTGTGGGCTTTTGATGCCATACTCTTCCGCGAGTATAGCCATCAGACTACTTTGATCCATGGGCATCACCATCTTCGTTCAGAGCCATCTCTCCGATGGTCTTCAGCTCGCTCACGGTCTTTGCCAGATCGTCGAGGTAGGCCAAAACCTCTTGAAGCGCCGGTTTCTCGTCTTCGGTGATTTTCCCGTCAGCCGCGATGTCAAGGAGCGTGTCCTTGACATCTCCGAGCTTTTCGGTCTTCAGGCTCTTCAGCAGCTTGACCGTCACGCGGTCAATGCCCACCACTTCATCGGAGAGCGAATGCCTGCATCCAATCGGGCACTCGTTCAAGCAGTAGTGGTTCAGCAGCCACGGGGCGTTGTACCTGTCAGCCATGAGCACCGCCTTATCGACCGGCATGAACTTTGTGTTCCCCAGCTCTGCATCTGCCAGCGAAGATACCGACATTCCGAGTTGCTCAGCCGCACTCTCACGGCTACATAGCCTGTCATCATATTCAGCAGCCTTTTTTCTGGCTTGATACCACGGATTTCCCGCCGCTTTCGTAGCGTCACGTCCCATTTTCTCTGAGCCTCCAATCGCCTATAATTACCGTAGTGGCAAGATAAATTATCCAAGCGGCTAATCATCGGGCAAAAAAATATACACCGACGCCGATGATGGCCTCGATTAACCAGTTGGCAACTTGCCGTCGAAGAAAAAGTCGTTCACCTGCGCATTGTTCAGCGTGAGCAGGCTGGCGACCTCCGGGACTTCATCCAAGGTAAACTCTACTTCGCCTCTCTCTTTTCTCCCATAGGAGACTTCCGTGAGGCCGAGCTTCTCTGCCATGTACTTCTGCGTAAATCCAAGCCTTGCGCGGGCTCCCTTGATTTCGAGTGGTTTCATAATGTTCACCCCTTTCTGCCTATCTTTTTTTGAAGATAATTGACCTATGTGATTATTATAATTATCCACGTGGCTAATGTCAATAGTTTTTTGCAGTTTTCTCGCAAAAAATGTTTGCGATTTTACCAAAAGAGCTATACAATGGCTAATACGAACAATCACGCTGGCAAAGGAGAAGCACATCATGGAACTCGAACTCGATTTTACCGCCTTCAAGAAGAACCTGCGCGACCTAATCGAAAGCAGGGGCCTCTACGCCAAGGACATCGCCGCAGAGATCAACGTCTCGACACCCACCCTGTCGAGATACCTTCAGGGCGTCCGTGAACCCGAACTCAAGTACGTCGTTCGGCTCGCCCGCTACTTCGGCGTTTCTGTTGACTGGCTGCTGGGCCTCAGCAACGACCGCTACGAGGCAGTCCCCACAGAAGTCCGCGAGTTTGCCACTCTGTACGCTCTGGCCTCGCCAGATGACCGTACCATCGTCGAAACTGTACTCAAAAAATATCGAGAGGAGAACTAACCATGATCTTCGGCAAAGACTTGGGACGTTCTGCCTTCTTTGCCGAAATCGGCTCGGAGGTTGAACGTCTGGACAGCATCCCCAGCAACTACACAAACCTCGTCTGCATTGGGCAGGGCGTCAGCCTCACCGATACCGTAGGACGTGAGTATCGCATCGACCTGTTCACCTCGCCCACCGGCTGTATCGCCGTTCGGCTCTCCCTTCCCCTTGCCGGTGCGTCGCCGACCGACGCCGATCCCAAGCATCTACGCCGCGTTGCCTCCATTGTGCGGGCGTGGAGCGTGGAGCAGCTCAACGAGGTCTGTGCCGACCATTTCTACCGCGCCGAAGGACAGGCTGCCGACATCATCGACGTCCTCGTTCGCGCCGGTCTTGCGGGTTTCTCCGACAAAGGCAATGTCAGCAAGGCTCTCGCCGCGACGCTGGCTGATGGCGAATTGCTCTTCGAGGTCATCGACTCAGCCTCCGCACACAAGGTCTTTACCAGCCGTGAACTCATTGACCGCTTCTCTGCCGCAAAAGGCGTTGACCCAGACGACGTGACCGAGTTCATCGGTGCCCTCGAAGTCATGGACGGCTTCAGCGCCGTCTCCATCGGCCGCGAGATCATCGTTCAATATGCTCCGCTCGGCGACGGCCGCCCGTACCAGCTCTTCAAGTTCACCATCGGGCAGCATCGCTCGGACGTGGTGGCCGAGCCCCGTGTCACCCGACACCAGCTCCAGAGCAACGGGCGAGGTCCTGCCGAGGCCGACAGTTTCTTCGAGGCCCTCATTCCCTATGCGGACACAGCCTCAATGCAGCCTGCACCCGACGGCTCCATCAGTGTCTTGCCTCTCAGCATTGACGCCCTGATTGATGGCACGATGGGGCTTGTGGCAGCGGCCAGAGGCTTCGCAAAATCAGTCTCGCAATAAAAACACATACGGGGCATCGCAGCAGCGGTGCCCCAAAACTATATCTAACGGTTACGTTACGTTTACGGTATAGGTTACGGTTACGGTATGGTTACGGTTATACACGGAACGTCCGTGGATTTTTGGCCGGACGTTCCTATGGAATATCCCGAAAAAGGAGGACTTCGTATGACTTCTCGCATCGCCGAGAAACTGGCCGCGAAGAAGGCGGCCATCTATATTCGCGTCTCCACTCATTGGCAGGTGGACAAAGACTCCCTCAAAGTTCAGCGCCGCGAACTTATCGCCTATGTCACGCTGGTGCTGGGCATCACCGACTACGTCGTGTTTGAAGACCCCGGCTACTCGGCCAAGAACACAGACCGCCCAGAATATCAGGCCATGATGGATCGCATCCGCACAGGCGAGTTTACCCACCTTGTCGTCTGGAAGATTGACCGTATCAGCCGCAACCTGATTGACTTCGCCGCCATGCACGACGAACTGCAGTCCCTCGGCGTCACCTTCGTCTCCAAGAACGAGCAGTTCGACACCTCCTCCGCCATCGGTGAGGCCATGATGCGCATTATCCTGATTTTCGCCGAGCTGGAGCGCAAGACCACCGCCGAGCGCGTCACGGCCGTCATGCTCTCCCGTGCCTCAGACGGTCAATGGAATGGTGGCCGTGTTCCCTTCGGCTATTCGTGGTCGAAGGAAACAAAGACATTCTCCATCGTCCCCGAGGAGGCAAAGGCCATCCACCGCATGGCCGAACTGTACGAGCAGTACCAGTCCTTGCTCTATGTCGCCAAGTACCTCAACGACGCCGGTATCGTCACGAAGACGGGCGGCCAATGGACGCCAACCACGGTGCGCACCATCCTGACAAACCCGTGGTACATCGGCCAGTATGTCTATAACGTCCACTCAGACGGCAAGGGCATCGAGAAGCGCGACTCTGACGAATGGATCACCGTCGAGAACCACCACGAACCCATTCTGAACGAAGATGTATTCTGCCGCATGAAGTTCCTGCTGACTCGGAACAAGCGCGGCGGCGTTCCCTCTCACAAAACATACGTCAGGAAGAACATCCACGTCTTTGCTGGCCTGCTCCGCTGCGGTCAGTGCGGCTCCAACATGACAGCCAACCTCGACCGGCGGCGAGCGAACGGCTTCCGCCCCTCCCAATACGCCTGCGGCAGTCGGCGGCGCAAAGGAACCTCCTGCACCAACAAGTACATCTCCGACACCACGCTCGGCCCGTTCGTCCTGAACTACGTCGCCAACATCATCAGGGCCTCCAAGAACTCCTCTGAGGCCACGACGCCCGAGGTTCTGGAGCGTAAGCTGCTCCGCGGCAAAGCGTTCGAGGACGTGGCCTCCGTCAGCACCGACTCTCTGGGCCAGCTTCTCGATGCGTTCCGCTCCGCCGGTGACGCCGTTGAGTACCGCCCGCAAATCGCCTTCTCCGGTGATGACAACTCCATCCGTGAAATTGACACCCTCCGCGCTCGGCGCCGCAAGCTCGACAACGCCCTCGCCAGATTGAACGCCCTGTACCTCTACGACGACGAAGCCATGCCGGAGAAAGACTTCGTCATGCAGCGCGGCCAGATCACCAAACAGCTCGAAGAAGTCAATGCCCGCATTGAGGAACTGCAGAACCAAGAGTCCAGCGAGGAACTGGGCGACGGCTTCATCGGCAAGGCCAGCTACTACATCATGGCGAACAAGCTGATCGAAGACCGCTACATCGACTACGAGAAGTACATCCGAGCCATTGACCCATCCATCCCGCACAGCTTCCTCCAGCAGATCATAGACCACATCGTCGTGAACGATGGCCGCGTCACCTCCATCACATTCAAGAACGGTGCGACCCACACATTCACCTACAAGACATGAGAAAAGCCCCGGCCTCATATACTGAGGTCGGGGCCATCTTATGCAGTCTATGCAGTATCGCCGCAACATTATGCGTCAAAAAAGTTGTTCAATTTTATAAGCATCCCCTCAAAGCTAACGATGCGTGATGCTTTTCGGTTATCCACGCGGCTTTTTCAGGTTTTTACGGCGGTTAAGCCGTTTCCCCCGAAAACCCTTATTTTTCGGGCTTCTCGCCGTTTTCGGCCTTGGATGGCATCACGTCTCCAATGAACATCGCATCGCCAAAACTAAAAAATCTATAACGTTCTTTTACCGCCTCTTCGTAGGCATGCAGTACGTGCTCGCGGCCCGCGAG